AAGAACTATTACAAATGCTTATGCCTACTAAGGGTAAGTCTAAGAGCAAGACTTTATCGTTAAACTATTCCCTGCCACAGGGAAAACTTAAAGGAGAAATAAAATGAAAAAGAAACCATTAAAAGAATTTTTACCTGAAATAACATGGGAAGGAGATGAGTGGTTAGAGAAAAACCTTGAAGTACATGATGAACCTTTTGAAGGAAATGAGTTTTTTGATTATGTGACATCAACAAGATACGTTAGAGATTACGTTGATGAAGAAACTGGTGAGCGAAATTATTATGCACACATTCTTGTCACTGATGCAGAGACTGATATGTTTACTATAAAAATTGCTCCCACATTTATTCCAGAACAACCTGATATAATAGAAGGTGGTGATAAGTTCGGAGAGTTTCTTGACCGTATGGGTTTTGACGTAACAATTCATACGTGTGGTAATAAGTGGATGACATTTGGAAGGGGTGACATGATGCATATTGCACAAGCCTGTGAGGACGCTGAATACAATCTTTGTGAATTATACAGAAAAAATTGGACAGAGAATTATGAACTTGACAAGCATAAAGATTAGTTATATAACCAATAATACTACCAATACATCAAACAGAAAAGGAGAATATGATGTTTTTTATACTAGCAACTAAACCCTTGAACGATGACACAAAAGGTTTTCGTTTCAACTTCTTAGGACTGAAAGGTCTAACTCGTAAGCGTAAGACAAAGAGCCGAGGTTGGTTCAATGTTTCACGTGGAGAGTGTATGACTGCGTATCACTTCGGTAAGCGTACTGTATACTTACAGAACAGAGGTAACAAATACGCACCTCGTAAACTGTGGCACTTCGCAGGTTAAACGATGGCGGTCACACCTGATAAGTGTATGTGGTTTGCCATTGGTGCGAACCACAGGCTATACTATGTAGGGAAGCATCAGAATAGTGATGATGCTTTCACTGCCGCAGAAGAGATACTAGAGTCTGTACCTGTTGTATGGATAATAGATGAACTTACTGCACACCATTGGAAGGCAGGTCTTGAGATGTGTCTTCTTGAAATCAAACCTAACTAAACAAAAAGGAGTACTAAACAATGCCATTTGATTTTAACATAGACACTGACTGGCACAAACTAATTGTGCCTGACCACCTCGACTTCGATGTCAGCTTTGATAAGACTAGAGTCAGAGACAAGAAGTACGTCATCAACTCAAATACTGATGAGGCTATCGCTATCATAGGACGTAGTGCTACAGCTAGAAATCACGCTGAGTTCTACAACAGAGTATGGGATACCATAGTTGAAGACCTATCACAGGAAGACCTTCAAGATAAAACATACAAGTTTAAGTCAGCACGTAACAAGGGTTGGTCTATGCTTGATGTCACCTTCCCGAATGTAAAAACTACAGTCAGGACTAAGAAGCACGAGACTGAGATAGCTTTCCGTATGATAGCAGTACACGCTATTGATGGTACAGCTTCCCCGGCTACGTGGTTTGGTGGTATAGATACGTTCTGTACTAATGGTCAGATTACTGGTGATTGGGATATGGTGCGTAAGAAGAACACATCAGGCTTCACAGTTGAGAACTTCATGCGTGAGTTACGAGTAGCTAAGACTAACTTCGACCTACAAGGCAAACGACTACAGTCATGGGCTGATACTAACCTATCAGATTCTCTTTATGTAAGTGAGGCTATCAACAAAATAGTCAAGTCGGAACGTAAGTCTCGTAAGTTGCATGATTTATTCCTAAGTGAGAGAGCAACACGAGGTAACAATCTGTTCGCTTTGTATAGTGCGTTCACGAACTACGCATCGTATGCTGATGAGCGTAATGGGTTTACCTTGCGTAACACAGGTAACGACACCAAGGCTGTGAGTATGTTAGCTAGAGAGCAAGAGGTAAGTAAGTGGGTGAGTAGCCCTGAGTTCTTGGAGTTAGCGGCATGACTATCGTAGGACTGACGCAACAGATAAAGGTATGTCGGGATAAAATGTCCCGACTATCTAAAGACATACATGAAAGTGAGCAAGCTAACGATGAGATAAAAGAGTATGAAGATAACTTGTATAACCAATACTATTCTTTGTCTCGTAAAGTTAGAGATTTAAAAATCAAATGGTACAAGGAAAAGTTCAAATGAAACTTCCTAAGATAAAGGTACGCAATCCTGTAGCTAAAGCTATGTTACAGGATCGCAAACCACCACAAGTTGTGCCACCTAAGAAAGGAAGTAAGGCACACTACAACAGACAAAAGTTTAAAGAAAAGGAGAAGTTCAAATGATATATCCTAAACCAGAATGGATTAGATATAAGGTACAATTAGACGGTGCATATTTATATCCTTTTCATATGTATATATATGCTCATGGCGAACAAATGGTCAGGGATATACTTGACGAATATGAAGTAACTAGAATAGAAAGAGAGGATAAAGATGACTAACAATTTTATTAGCTTACAAGATAGGATTGATCAGATAATATCTATACTATCAAAGAAGATAAAAGATCGTGGCACAGGTCACATTCATACGGCTATAAATGTATTAGAACAACTAAAAGAGGAGTATCAAAATGAGTAAGTACACAGACGATGAGATTGCAGAGGCTTGCATGGAATGTATAGATGATTGGGATATGAAGACATTATTGCAATTTGCATATGATGAAATGTATCACCACTATACAGAGGTAGCAAAGGCAGACAGCCTTGATGCGTTTATGCAGAAAGACGATGAAGAGGAGTATCAAGATGAGTGAATTACCGCTTGACCATGAGGATAGTTTTAATCATATGGCAAAAAGACTTGCTGATGATGACATAGCCACAGGCTACCATACAGATTGGCACCATGCTTATGAAAATGCGTGGGAATATTTAGAGAAAGAGTATCAAGATGAAGACATATGAAATAAAAAATGGTAAGATTCATATATCAAAAGCAAACTTTCGCAAGGTTTCTAAAGACTATAAAAATTTTACAAAGGGTAAAGAGCGTATGATGGCACTTGACCCCAAATCTGGTGCAACCACATCTTATGAAGTTGTTTTTGAATGAACTGTTGGCATTGTCAAACTGAATTAATCTGGGGAGGTGACCACGATTTAGAAGATGAAGAAGACTACATCATGGTTACTAACCTGTCCTGTCCTAAATGTAACAGCATTGTGGACGTATACTATCCAAGAGAGGAGATGAAATATGACTAGATCAGAACTACTACGTGCTTTGTATAGGCTCACATTTGACACAGGTGTTGAGTACTGGAAAGTAAACGAGGATATCTGGGATGATGACGAGATGACAATTAACTTTACTAACTTGTCACAAGAATCAACTGAAGAAGTAACGAGTGTTATAGGAGGATAACTAATGCTGATTGAATACTGTATGTATTGTGATACTCAATTAACTGAGGGCTTCCCTGAGTTTGAAGATTGCACTACATTATTGTGTGATAACTGTGGTGCTTGTATTGACATATGGCATCCAACAAAGGAGTATGAAGATGCCTAGATACGAAGTAACAAGAAGTTATATGGCTACTGAGGTAGCTAAAGTTAATGCAAAGAATTATGATGAAGCATATTATGAAGCTCAAGAACAAGGTTATTGGAAAACCTATGAAGGGGGATATGACGAAGACATTATTGAAATAGTAGAAATAGAGGAGGACGATGATGAATAGATTTATAATAGACTACCACCCTGACGCTATAGCTAAAGCGTTGTGTGACCAACACGTAGTGAAGATGCCACTAGAAGAAGCACAGATGCTATGCACTAGCCTGTGGCATCATGCACCAGAGTATGCAGAAAGACTTGGGTTGTACAAACCTGTGCATCAAAAGCACCCATGTACACTTTGGGCAATGGAGACTAATGCTAACTACAGGTTTGCTTGGCTACTGTATGATGCTATGCTCAATGAGTATACACACAGATATGGCAAGATACACGGCTGTGCTAAACATCACGACTCTCTTCACCAAGGTGTTTCTTATATTCCAATAGGTGCATTGACACCACACCCTCAGTGTTTCAGTGGTCACGATGACTGCAAAACAGATGAGAAGTATCCTATCCAAGCCTATCGTGCATTCTACAAGCGTGACAAAATGGGCTTTGCTAGATGGAACAAGAACAGGGCTATGCCAGAGTGGTTACAATGATGGATTTTGAAACACATGAAAGACTAAGTTTGATGACACAGATCAGACACATAGACGCTAAGATACAGTTCCTAGAAGAAAGGATACAACACTTAGATAAAATAATAAACATATTAACAAAGACTAAGAAAGGAAAAGACGATACCTAAATACAATATAACTTTTAGACATGAGGGTGTGCTAGTTGACTCTGGCGACCCTTACGAGTTATACAGGCACATAGCTAACTACGGAGACTACTATGCAGCACAATACAAAGAGTTCGGCACACTAGCAGACTCCATAACAATCGAAAGGATAGAGGACAATGACAAATGAAGACTTACCAGAAGTACACTACGCAATAGTTCATTACGATGAAGAAGATTATCACTTCATGCCTATAGTATCTGATGTATTTGCTGAAGCAGTAGCGGAACATTTAGGAGATTACCGGGATGACATAACTACTTATATAAGTACTGAACAACCAGAGTTTGATTTAGAAGAAGAACATCCTGAGTTGTATGATGATTTGAGAATAGAGACACTACGTCTAGTGTACGCTATGGCTGATGCATCGGTTGCAATCATAGAAAAATCTTTTCAGCGTGACCCACCAGTTAAACGTAAAGGTGACAGGTCACATCTAAGGGTAGTAAAATGATGCCTACATTTAGAGAAGTACTTGAATTTGCAGTACTTTTAGCTATCATTTTATATATATTTTCACTATGAGACACATTGAATTAAAACACAATTCAACTTTTGAAACTGCGTGTAGTTACTATATGAGAAGTAAATCTTTCTGTGCTTTAACTACATCTAGTCAGAAAAAATATATGAGTAACTTAAAAGTTGCTTGTGAAACTAAGGTACAAGGTAATAAGATACTAGGCAGACTACCTGTAAAAGATATAAGGTATGCCCATCTTAATACAGCATATGATACGTGGTTGGACAAAGGAACTAGAGCCGCTAATTATATATCAACTAATGTTAGTATAGTATTAAACGATTGTATTAGACACAGTATCATACCTCAAAATCTTATGGCACTTGTTCCTAAATTAAAATGTAAACCACGCAGAACTGTGTGGACTTATGATCAAGTAAAACTATTTTTAAACACGGCATACTCAGACTTTAAATGGCGTAGTATTGGATTGATATGTCATATACTTTATGAGTCTGGACAACGTGTAGGTGACATACGATTGTTGAAGTGGGACTCTGTAGACTTAGTTGCACAAAGAATGGACATACGTCAAAACAAAAGAGGAGTGGACGTACACCTATCTATAGGTGACACGTTAACTAAAGTTCTGCAAAAACAAAAAGAAGAGTATGATGGGTTGTCAGAGTATGTAGCACCTCGTACTGTAGCGAGGGCAGGTAACTATTCTTGCTATGAAGAAGATGAAATATCTAAGCTTTTCAAACAGGTAAAGCAAGAAGTTAATCTATCTAATGAGCTACAAGCTAGGGATCTTAGACGTACTGCTGTCGTAGAGATGTCAGAAGTAGGCGTTGATTGGATAGGTATAAAGCAAGTGACAGGGCATCAGTCACATCAAAGTCTTGTGCCTTACTTAGTCAATACATTTAGTGGTGCAAAAGATGCACAAGAGAGGAGAAGAGATGGAAGAAAACAATCTTAAAGAATACATAGAAGACCTTTATCTTAAAGAAGGTGAAAACTTTAGAGGTGACTGTCCTGTTTGCAGATCTATTAATACTTTTACTGCCACACGAGAAGATGGTGTTGTGTTGTATAACTGCTATAAACTTAATTGTTTAAGTAAAGGAGTATTAAATATTAGTTTGTCTGCTACAGAAATAAGAAAAAAGATAACTGATTACAGAAACGAGTTAGAAAAAACAGCACAAAAGACTATACCTGTCTTCGAGATACCAGAATATATCACTTATCCTGAACCATCACAGACTACCTATCATAGGTTTATATCTAGGTGGAACTTAGAGAGTGAATATAAAGATGTTATGTATGATGTAAAAGATGAACGTGCTGTGTTTCTGATACGAGATAAGCACAGAAAGTTAATAGATGCGATTGGTAGATCACTTAATGGTTATGCTAGTCGTGCTGTACCTAAATGGTATAGGTACACAGGTAATGCATATGTTTATACTAGATGTATGGGTGAGCCAAACGGAGTAGTTGTACTAGTAGAAGATGTCATTAGTGCTATCACTGTAGCAAAGGTGTGTCCAAATGTCACAGGCATAGCAATCTTAGGTACTAATATAAACTACGATCATATGGAATACTTACAAGACTACACAAAGATTATTGTAGCACTTGATCCTGACGCTACACATAAAAGCATTGAGTACAAAAGGGAGATTGAATCTTGGACAGGGATCAACACAATGGTAATGATGTTACAAGATGACATTAAATATAAAACAGAAGAAGATGTATTAAAATTAAAGGAGTACACACAATGATGCACGAACTAGCCTTACTTAAAACGATGATGGATAAGGACATCTACGACCAACACAAAGGTATAAGATTTCCTGATTCGTTATTCACAAAGGACTTACGTAAGATAAAGCAGACGCTTGAATACGCTATGGAAAAGTATGAGAAGTCTTTAACTACATCTACACTTGAAGCTTTGTTCTATGCTAACAATGGAACAATGACTACTGCAAACAAAGAAGTCTTTAGAGATTTGTTTAGAAAGATAGATAGAGAGACACCTCTTAGTAATGACATAGCTACAGATGTTTTATCTAAACTATTCCAAAGAGTAGTAGGAGAGAAGATAGCTAACATCGGATTGGATTACGTAAATGGTAAGTCTCACAGCCTAGAAGCTATACGTAATGTAATCACAGACTACCAAGATGACTTCATGCCTAACCTCAAGGTGGAATGGGATGACATAAGCATGGATACGCTACTCAAAATGAACCAACAGCAAGCACAATGGAAGTTTAACATTCCTAGCCTTGGTCGCAGAATAGAAGGCGTGAGTGGGGGTCATTTAATTATGGTAGGTGCAAGACCTAACACAGGAAAGACAAGCTTCCACGCCTCTCTTATAGCCTCTGAAGGGGGGTTCGCTTCTCAAGGTGCTAAGTGCATGGTGCTAGTTAACGAAGAATCGTATGATAGGGTAGGTGAAAGATACATGAATGCAGCTACAGGAATGACAAGTAAACAGATCGTAGCTAACCCACTTAAAGCAGCACAAAAGTATAACCCTGTACTGCAACAACTCGTACTAAAAGATACCACTGGTAAAACGATGGAGTGGGTTGAAGCTGTCATCAAAGGGTACAAGCCAGACATAGTTGTACTTGACATGGGTGATAAGTTTGCTTCACGTACTAGTGATAAGTCCGATGTGTATCTAAAAGATGCCGCCATTCATGCTCGTAACATAGCTAAACAGTATGACTGTGCTATCTTCTATATGTCACAGCTATCAGCATCAGCACAGAATGTAGTCAACGTAGATCAGTCCATGCTTGAAGGTAGTAAGACAGGTAAAGCCGCAGAGACAGACTTGATGATACTCATATCAATGAACAGAGTAGACTACGATAGTGGCGACAAAGATCCAGAGAGACACTTGATTATATCTAAAAATAAATTACAAGGTGGGTGGCATGGTCGCATAACAGTTGAGTTAGATGGAGATACAGCTAGGTATTCAGCATGAGACAGTTAGATTTCTTTATAAAAGAAGATACAACTTTAGTTCAAGATGTATTAGATATAGCAGACATAGCAATATTTTTTGGAGAATCAGGTCAACGTAGAGTTGACTTAAACAGAACTTCAGATTTCTTAAAGTCTGTACCAAAAGAAAAATATTTATTGTACTCTACTGGGGGCATACACCCATTACCTATGTATGAAAGTCGCACAGACTTTCCTTATATTGTTAATACACACACAGGAAATACCATCATGCCAAATTGTAGTCGTGCAGTATATCCATGTTATACTATTAATAATGGAAAACAGGGTAAACGAGTATACGCACACAGAATATTTGGAATGGCATTTGTACCTAACCAATTACCAAAAGATAATTATAATGTAGACCACATAAATGAGGATAAACTAGACTATAAAATAGAAAACTTGCGTTGGGTTTCAGTTTCAGATAATATGAAAGCAGTTAAGAATAGAGCAAGCTCTAAGAACAAACGGTTTAAGTTTTATTCTAGTGAAAATTTTATTTGAGGAGAAGATAGATGAGACTAGTACTAGATGTAGAGAACACAGTAACAAAGAGAGATGGTAAGACACACCTTGATCCCTTTGAGCCTACCAATACATTGACACAAGTAGGAATACAAAACCTAGACAACCCTGATGAACAGTACGTTATGACGTTTGATCACGTTGACTATCAAGACATATCGGGCGACCGGGCAAGACAACTACAAGCTGTGTTAGATAATGCTACTCTAGTGGTAATGCACAACGCACAACACGACTTGATGTGGCTGTGGGCTAGTGGTTTTAAGTATGATGGTGACATATATGACACAATGTTAGCTGAATATGTACTACTTAGGGGTCAAAAACGTCCTCTGAGCCTTGAAGCGTGTGCAGAGTATCGTGAATTAGATCATCAGAAGGACGACACGCTCAAGAAATACTACAAAGATGGGTATAATACGAATGAGATACCTATAAAAGAGCTAGATCACTACCTAAGATGTGACTTAAATGCAACTGCGTCACTATATCACAGTCAAGAAAAGGACTATGCTACTGCTGAAAGTCAAACCTTGCACAACGTCAGAGACATAACCTTCAATGTATGCAAAACACTTACTCGTATGTATATGAATGGTATAAAGATTGATGCAGATGTCTTGCAGAGTGTACGCAAAGAGTTTGAAGATGAGAAGGTAGCGATAGAAGACAGACTCAATCTTACAGTACGCAAGTACATGGGTGACACACCAATCAATCTCAACAGTGGTGAACAAATGTCTAAAGTGTTATTTAGTCGCACCCCCATTGACAAAAAAACTTGGGTGGATACATTTGAGTCTATATCACCTGAAGAGTTTAAAGATACACTTAGTACTTACAGTACTATATTAAGTAAGACTAAAGCTAAGATGTGTTTTAAGTGTAAAGGAAAAGGTAAAGTATTTAAAATAAAGAAAGATGGTAGTAACTTTAAAAAGCCTAGTGGTTGTCCAGACTGTAATGCAAAAGGATACTTACTGTTAGACACAGGAGTTGTGGCAGGGTTTAAGTTATCACCTAGAGATAAGTCGTGGGTAAATGCTAATGGTTTCAAGACAGGCAAAGATAGTCTCGACATACTTATTAGTACAGCACGTAACAATAAAATGAACGAGGCAGTATTGTTTATACAAGACGTTAAAAGATTATCTGCACTTACATCGTACCTATCTACATTCGTAGAGGGTATCAGTATCTTCACTAAACCTGATGGGTTACTTCACGTTGGACTGACACAACACGTATCAGCTACAGGTAGGTTCAGTGGACGCAATCCGAATATGCAAAATATGCCACGAGGTGGTACGTTTCCAGTAAAGAAAGTATTTGTATCACGATGGGAAGGTGGACACATCTTAGAGGCTGACTTCGCACAGCTAGAGTTTCGTGTAGCTGCACACCTATCTGAAGATAAGACAGCCATTGATGAGATTAACACAGGGTTTGATGTGCATAGTTATACAGCTAAAGTTATAACTGATGCAGGTCAGAAGACATCACGCCAAGAAGCGAAGGCTCATACCTTTGCTCCTCTCTTTGGGGCTAGTGGCTATGGCAGGAGTAGGGCAGAAGCCTCATACTATACACACTTCAACGATAAGTACTCAGGCATAGCTACGTGGCATAAGTCTCTCGCTAAAGAAGTACTTGCTACAGGTAAGATAACTAACGTGTCAGGTAGGCAGTACGCTTTCCCTGATGCACAACGCAGGGCAGGTGGTAAGGTAACTCACTTCACTATGATCAAGAACTACCCTGTGCAAGGATTAGCTACAGCAGATATTGTACCTGTCGTAGTTATGGAACTAGAAGAAAGACTAAGACCTTTGCAGTCTTGTCTCGTTAACACAGTACACGACTCAGCCGTAGTTGATGTACACCCAAATGAGAAGGAGTATGTGCTACAGATTATACGTAATTTGAATGATGATTTAGATAAAATAATACACGAAGCCTATGGAATAGAGTTGTGTGTACCAATGTTACTAGAAGCAAAAATAGGTAATAATTGGCTTGACACAAAAGACGTATTGTAGTAAAACTATAGGCTCTTATAACTTATGAAAGGTAAGATAATATGAATACAGAAATAACAGTTGCCACAGAAAATGGTATGTCTATGTCAGAGATGATGGGTGTATCCGTTGGTGAAGGTGGTAAGAAATCTTCTAGCCTAGCTAGGATGACTCAGATACACTCAGGCATCATGGGTTCTAGAGATGTAGCAGGTAAGTCTATGAAGATAGAAGTAATACCTTCTGGTGCATACAAGTTGGACTTAGGTGATGGTAAGATTGCTTACAGCAATAACCCTTCGGTCAGAGTGTTCGTTATACGACAACAGTGGACACGATGGGATAGTGAGTCTAACCAAATGCAGAAGACTGTACTGTCTATCGACCTCAAGGGTGATCTCAAAGATAACGTAGGTGGGTTTAACATTGGAAGACCTACAGGTTACGTTCAAGATTGGGATGGTCTACCTCAAGCTACAAAAGAACTGATGAGACAAGTAAAGAAAACTAAAGTTGTCTTTGGTACAGTTACTTTGTCTGATCCTGTAGACGAGACAGGTAAGCCTCTATCTGATGTTGGTACTAATATACCATTCATTATGGACATCAAGAACAGAGATAGCATCAGAGCTTTAGATATGGCTATTAAAGATATATCTAGAAAGAATGCATTGCCTATAAACTACAACATATCTTTAACAGCTAAAGAGCATACTCTTCCTACAGGAAATACATATGCTTCTATAGTTGTACAAGTAAAAGATAAGATAGAGATTGTAGATGCAGACAATGACATACTTAAAGGATTCTTTGAGTGGATCTCTTGGTCTAATGGATATGTTCTTGATCAGTGGGCTACCAAGAATGGTAGTGGTGCATCGGAAGGAATGTCTGAGATTGTAGCTAAGACTATGAACAAAGACTTAGATGATGCTGACTTCGTAAACGTAGAAGGAGCCGCAGTATAATGGAACACCCTGCTGAACTATCTGTCTATTCTTTTTTAGCTAAAGCTATGGCTGGAGAAGCTTCTGTATCCAAAGATATTATGGATCAGGTAGCAACAGATGTATCTAATGCATTAGACAAGCAGTTCAATGGGAAGCCTAGAGATGAGTTCAAGCTTCGGATGTCCAACGTAGGTCGTCCGAAGTGCCAACTCTGGTTCGAGAAGAATGACCCTAAAGACAAGACTCCGTTTCCACCTCACTTCCTAATGAATATGTTGTTAGGTGATATAGTGGAGGCTGTCTTTAAGGGTTTACTTCGGGCTTCTGGTGTCCAGTTTGAAGACAATGATAACGTCACCTTAAAGTTAGGTGATGGTAAAGAGATACAAGGAGAGTATGACTTAGTCTTAGATGGTAAAGTTGACGACATAAAGTCTGCATCCCCTTGGTCATACAACAATAAGTTTGTAAACTTAGAAACTCTACAGCAAGGCGATAGCTTCGGCTACATACCTCAACTGGTAGGGTACGCTAAAGGAGCAGACAAAGATGTTGGTGGTTGGTGGGTAGTCAACAAAGGTACAGGTCAGTTCAAATATGTTAATGCATCAACAGTTAATACTGAAGAAGTAATTAATAACATTGAAGACACGTATGATTACTTAGATAAAGACGAGCCTTTTGAAAGGTGTTATGAAGCAGTAAATGAAACATTCTATAAAAAAGCTACAGGTAATAAGAAGTTGTGTACTGAGTGTAGTTTCTGTTCATACAAACATAAGTGTTGGCCTACGTTAAAGACACAGCCTTCACTCGTATCAACTGCCAGAGAAAAACCAATGATAGACTACGTACAAATAGGAAAGGAAGTAGCATGACATCAATTACAATAGATAATGTAAAACATGAAGAGGCTGATTTAACTGATGATCAAAAGAAATTAGTGCAAGAGGTTCAGATAAACCAGAATGCTATAACTCTACTTGACCATCAACTTAACTGTCTTAAAGCAGCAGGTACAGTAAAACTAGCAGAGCTAAGAAAGATACTGAAACCTGTTGAAGAAAAGACAGATGCCAAAAGCACGTAGGCACAGTAAGTACAGGTATCGTAGTGGTCTTGAGAAACAGATCGCTGCGTTCTTACAAGAGGTACAAACCAAAGTAAGATACGAGCAACTTAAAGTAGAATGGGAAGACTTGAGGTATCGTACCTACACACCAGACTTTTTGTTAGACAACGGAATCATAATAGAGAGCAAAGGAATCTTCGACTCTGAAGATAGGCACAAACATACTTGTATAAGACAACAGCATCCAGAGTTAGACATTAGATTTATATTTAGTAATGCTAAAGCAAAGCTTTACAAAGGAGCTAAGAGTACATATACAGATTGGTGTGAGAAGAATAACTTTAAGTATGCTCACAGGGTTATACCTGAAGAATGGTTAAAAGAAAAAGGGAAACTAATTAAACATAAACGAATAGTACTAAAGACTGAAAGGAAAGATAAATGAGTGTAGATGTACCTAAATATCTATCAGGAAAGAAAAAAGAAGAGGACATAATAAAAGAACCCTCTCACTATACTCGTTACTCTATAGAGCCAGTAACATTTATAATGCAGAATGGGTTCACTTTTGAGATTGGTAATATAATTAAGTATGCTAGTCGTGCAGGATACAAAATATATGAAGGTATGGATGCAGTAGAGTCAGAGATAACTGACTTAGAAAAAATTAGACGTTACGCAGAGATGCGTATCAACGTACTACAAGGTAAAGATGTGCTATGAAATCTTTTACTGTAGTATTTAAAATTGAAGTAGATGAGGAAGCTAACATACTATCTATGTATGAAGGTGGACACGAGCAAGATATAAGAGAACTCGTAGAGGATGTATTCTATGATGTTGATGATATAGTTTTAACTAATATAAAGATACAAGAAAGGTAACAATATGATTACACATGAGGAGCTACAAAAGATGGGGTACTTTGATAGTAAGTTAGATATAAATGATACAACAGATCAGTTCACTGCTTACAGTGAGTGGGTAGAGAACATGATTATTACACCACCAGAGAAGAGATTGTTTGAAAATCTATTTGGTTTGATGAGTGAAGCAGGTGAAGTTGCAGGTAAGATGCAGAAGACTATACGTGATGCTAAGTCTGTATCAAAAGCTGACATGGTCAAAGAGTTAGGTGACGTAATATTCTACGCTACAGCTATAGCTAATGCGTATAAGAGTTCTCTCAAAGAAGTTATAGAAGTAAACATGGACAAGTTAAACAATCGTAAGAGACAAGGCAAAATTAAAGGAAGCGGAGACAACAGATAATGCAATACAGATCTAACTTAAACCCTATGCTGAGATCTAAATTCTCAGAAGACATATTCAACCAGAAGTACAGACACGATGGAGCAGAAACGTGGGCTGCATTAGCTCACACTCTTGTAGAAGATGTATGTAAATCCCCTGCCTCATCAGGTAACTCCGATGCTTACCTATCTAAAGAAGAGAGACAACAGCTAGAAGAATACATTCGAGACATGAAGTTTATTCCCGGTGGTCGTTACTTGTACTACGCAGGTAGACTCAACAAGTTCTTTAATAACTGTTACTTACTCAAAGCTGAAGAAGATACACGAGAAGATTGGGCTAACCTATCTTGGAAGTCAGAGAGTTGTCTGATGACAGGTGGTGGTATAGGTGTAGACTACTCTATCTACAGAGGAGAAGGCGAACCAATACAGAGGACAGGTGGCGAAGCATCTGGACCTATACCTAAGATGAACATGATAAATGAGATTGGGAGAAGGGTGATGCAGGGTGGCAGTAGAAGATCAGCTATCTACGCTAGTCTTAACTGGCAACATCCTGACATCTATAAGTTTTTGAAGGCTAAAGATTGGGCATCAATGCCTGTAGGTAGTACAGGTAAAACTCTCTGGGATATAAAGCAAGAAGACTTTAACTTCCCTGCACCTTTAGATATGACAAATGTTTCAGTAAACTACGATACAAAATGGTTGCTTAACTACTACGAAACTGGTGTAGTTGGACCTACATTTGAGGCTAATGTTACACAAGCTATGAAGACAGCAGAACCCGGATTCTCATTTAACTTCTTTGATAAAGAGAATGAGACACTACGTAACGCTTGTACCGAAGTAACAAGTGAAGACGATAGTGATGTATGTAACTTGGGTTCACTGAACTTTGGACGCATCGAAACTCTTACTGAGCTAAAGGATGTTGTACGTCTAGCCACTATGTTCCTTATCTGTGGGACGTTAAAGGCACAGCTACCTTACGATAAGGTGTATAAAGTAAGATCTAAAAATAGGAGATTAGGTCTAGGCTTTATGGGTGTACACGAGTGGCTCATAAAAAAAGGATATAAATATGAGGTCACTCCTGAGTTACACCAGTGGCTTTCAGTATATAGGGGAGAGTCTGATAAAGTCTCTAAGGAGTTCTCAGAGAAGTTATCTATTACCAAACCAGTAGCGAATAGAGCTATAGCACCTACAGGATCTATCGGCATACTAGCTGGTACATCAACAGGCATTGAGCCTATCTTTGCTGTGGCATATAAGAGGAGATATCTTAAAGGAAATACGAGATGGCATTATCAATATGTTGTAGATAGTGCCGCACAAGAACTCATTGATCTTTACGGTACAGACCCAGAACAAGTTGAGAGTGCGTTAGACTTAGCTTCAGACTACGAAAGAAGGATAAAGTTTCAAGCTGACGTACAAGACTATGTAGACATGAGTATTAGTTCTACAATTAATCTTCCTGCTTGGGGTAGTAAACTCAACAACGAAGATACAGTACGTGACTTTGCTTATACTTTAGCAAGCTACGCCCACAGGCTACGTGGGTTTACGTGCTACCCTGATGGCAGTCGTGGTGGTCAGCCGCTTACGTCTGTACCTTACAGTGAAGCAGTTGAGAAATTAGGGGAAGAGTTTGAAGAAGGTGTATTGACTCACGACATATGTGACATCAGTGGTCAAGGAGGCTCGTGTGGAGTATGAGTATAATCAGAGAGGCAGAACAGTATATTAAAGATCGAAAGTATAAACTCATAAAAGGGGTAGCTGAAAAGCTAGACCCTTTAGAGGAATACATACAAGATACTATGAGTGATTCTTTAGAGAAAGATAAAGCTATTGAACATTTAACTGAAGTGTTTATGTGGTGTAAGAGATACACAGATATTAGAAGATAGTTAGTTTTTTCTAACTTTTTCTATGTCTACTGCGTCTAGTGTATTGTCAGTATCAAACTGTATAATTAAGTTATTGAGTTGTGCATTAGATAAATCATAAACATTTGTTATAGACTCTTTTGTATCTTTATTTATGTATAAAGGTTCTCCGTCAAAGGTTTCAGCACTACTAACTTCTTTGTTTATGTCTTGAATACTAACCCCTTTTATGTTTCCTAATGTCATAAGTAGATAAAGTCTTCTTCCTTCATCGTGAGGCTTCTCTTTTATAATATCTCCTGATACTGGATCTTTAACGTAATCACTTTGTTCTGAAAATGCTTTTGTTATGTCTTGTCTTACTTCTGTTTGGGCAGAAGCTACTGCTGCTTTAACTAAATTGAGTCTATCTTCAGGGGTTTTTGCTTGGATATAAGTTTCAGTAGCTTGTATAACAGCCGCTTTTCTTTCAAGTACATCCCATAAATAACCGTTTAAGGTATTACCTACTTCTTTAAACTTTGCTGGCATACCTGCTTTCCAATTAGGGTATCCAACTTCATTCATTATCCTTTCAAAGGACGAGGGTGGCGCATTTAAATAAGCATTAGACCATTTACTTTTTAATTCTCTATATCTAAATGGACTTCTTTTTACAGGAGCTTGTTTAGTATCAAACATAGAGTTTAATATGTTGTCTGTATAAGTTATTAATGTCCAATAGTGTTGGGAATCTCCACTTTTAAATCTAACTGTAGGATCATCTTGTTGTAATTCAATAAAACCATCCAGCATATCAAAAGCTCTGTATCTTCCTGAAACAGATTTGCTTCCTGTGTTTTGAAGACCATTAATAAAAGATTCAGCTACTCCTTTTTCTCCTGTAAGCACATCAACAAAAGCTCTTCCTACGTCTTCAAGAGTATTATCTAGACCTCTAAATAAATTTGCTGGCCCTAATTGTGTTCCAACATCAAGTAATAGTTCTCTAGGTATACTTTGATAAAACTCTTGCTGCATAAAGAAAGGGAGCTTGTCTTGTATGTCTCCACCTGCTTCAAATAACGCATCAGTTATAGACGATGCAGATCTATTTGGATCATCTAATGCTTCTCTTACGTCATTAGCAATTTCACTAAGTTCTTTTTCTGATGGTGTTACTCCCAATCTACCATACGCTACCAATCTACCTGCTCCTTTAAAGAAAATCTCAGGAAACTTATATGCTTTGTCTAGTATATTACCATCTCTGTCACGACCTTGCTTCCAACTCAGTCCATCTCGTATGTCCATAGCCATTTGTTCACTGTTTGCAAAGTGCATTATAATACTTGTGCCTACAATACTTTTAGATAAATGATCTATAAATCTGTTAGGATCAGCAGGGTCTATTTTTTTACCCATACTTCTGTCAAATAAATATTTTATTGGGCCAATAGGAGAATGCTCTACCATATATGCTATAGTGTTATTAAAGAACTGACCAAAAGGTAATTCAATTCCTAAAATAGGAACTCTTCTAATGCCTTCTATCATTAAAGCAACTTGTTGTATGAGTGTACCACCTTGTTCTTTTGATACACCATATTTTTTAGACCATGTATTCTTTGCTGCTTGATCTGCTGCTTGTAACATTCCTGTAGCATACTCTTCACTTTGTAATATTTTTACTACGTCAGGTGAATTTAATAACTCACGATGTGTCATACCGTATCTATTTAAAGCAAATTTATTAAGTCCATAATTTAACTCTACAAATTTAGTAAATACATCTACAGCCTTTGCACCTGCTGCTATTTGTAAGTAATCAAAAAATTTACCGTCTGCTTTTCTTAGTGTTTCCCCTATAAAAAGACCTTTTTCCATGTCAGCAGGAGTGTTATCTACACCACCAATAAAATACTTAACTAAATTTCCAACCGCTTCAGGGTTAGCTTCAAATACCTGATTCATTTCTGCATAAGTAGTATCTGCTTCCCACAAAGATCTCATTTTTAAACTATTGCTTTTTAATAAGTTCTTAGCTCTTGTTGCATACTCTCCAGCTTTATCTCCACGCATAGCGAGAAGTTCAAGTCCTGATCTTCCCATATACAAACCCATCTTTACAGCATCAGCAGCAGTTTGAGTAGATGTTGACCACTGCCAACCTTTAATGTTGAGTGCTGTTGTACCTATGTGAGATATCAAACCTCTTATATAACCTCCTTGAAAGACATTAACATCATTCATAAGTCTGTTTATAGTTTTTGGTCCGGGTACATCTAAAGCTTTTTTTATAGCTTCTTCTGGATCTGCTCCTCTTTCTAAATCAACATAAGCAATGTTTCTAAACTCACCTCTTTGTTGCAAAACTTGTGCTGCACTTCTTATTCGTTTTGCATCTAAATCTACAAACTCTTTTAAAGTTTTACCTTTAAATCTTTCTATATCTAATTTACCTAAAGATTCATCAAACATAGTTTGTAATTCTTTTTGTACGTTCTTAGGCAAAGCTAACAGCAAATCTCCTGTCCAGTTACTAAAGTTATCTTGATATGTTTTACCGTTTGCGTCTGTAAGTTTACCTCTACCACCCTTTGAGTATCCGATACCGTAGTCTTGAAATATATCTAGTATACCTCTTATTCCTAAAGTTTCATCTCCTTTAAAAAATAAATCATAAAACATAAGTTCATCTTCTATTCTCTCTCCTTTTTGAGTAAAGAAAATTCTTTCACCTCGCTTTGCTTTGTCAGCAAAAGAAGAAAGAACTAATGTATTACCTTGTATTCTTTCAATAAGTTTATCCCATGTTTCCGCAGGAACTTTGTCAACAGCTTCTTTCATATTTAAAGTAGCAAATTTATTATCTTGTAGCTTACTTAAATTTAAGTAATTATCGTAGATAAGAGGATGCTTTACATTTTCAATTACGCCACCTCTTCTAATCATATTAGTTGCTACAATTGGACCACTGCCAAGCGCACCAAATGCAGCTAGTAAACCTATCTCACCTTTCGAAATAGCGTTTCTAGATCCTAATTCCATTTGTGTTAATTGGTCAGTGAAGTTTGCAAATCCAGCACCTGTAGCTTCAACAGTTGATGTTGCTAATACGTCACTTCCTGTTACACCCCAGAAGATACGCTTTTTTTCGCTTGTAGTTGCCCGGTCTACAACCTTATTTTGAAGTTTTCTTTTTGCAGTAGAGTATCTTAAAAGAAGTGAATTCTTTGCTGCTTGACTCATGTTTGTTTTGTTTTTAATAGCATCTTCTATCGAATCATCGTCATTAATTTTATATTTTTTCTTAAACCTTCTATCAAATTTTTGTATATGTTTTGCAGACATTCGGTTTACTGTAGCTTTACCAAACGCAACTGATGCTGCTCTTCCAATTACTGCACTAAAAATAGTAGTTGGGTCAAGTGCAACAGTAGCTACACCGTTTAATATAGCTTTTATTTTTTCTTCTTTGGTAAGGTTTGGACTAGCAATAGATCCTTTATGCTCCTTCCAAAGAACATCTGCTAGATAAGCATCTATTCTTTGTCGTGTATTGTAAGAGTCAACCATTGCATTTTGTTGCAAGTGTGATAAAGTATTATCTAAGTATCTTCCTCTTGCCTCTTTATCCCAGTTGTTTATTATTTCTTCTCTGGATACAGTGTTTCCGTTTTTATCTTTAAAGCCTTCTCTTAACCCTGTTCTATTAAATTCTGCTTTTGCTATATAATGATACAACCTATCGTCTTTAAAGTGAGATAAGTTTAAACCCGGATCTAATTCTTGATTTGAATCTCTTGCCCAAGTATCCCAGTAAGCTTGTTGAGATCTATCAGTTTTAGTTCCTACAAAATTTGAATCATCTAGTGGTACACCTAACGCATTCTTTGCTCTGTTTACAAAAAACGAAGGTGACTCCCAGCCTAACCATCTTGTTTCATCGTCTGTGTTGATATAATCAATTTCACCTGTATCAGGGTCTACTGCTTTAGCATTAACTTCTCTTCTTTTTTCTGCAGCAAGCCTGTTAAGTTCTTGTCTAGACTCTTCTAGTTCTGATTCAGTTGGCTTTCTAAAAGAACGAGCAAGTAAAATATCTGTAGATGGCTCTTCTAAAGGTCTAAGTAAAGCTTCTCTTGATTTTTTTGAAGTAGGTGTACCTGTTCCAAAAGCTTCTTTACCTTCTTCAGTTCCTCTAAAAGCACCTGCAGTTGTTCCAGCACGATAACCTTTATTGATTTGTTCTTGAGTTCTAAGTGCTAAGTTTGACTCATCATACTTTCTAAAGTAACTGGGTACATTTTTAGTAGTAAGCCTTGACCAGAAATTATTTAAAGCACTTTCATTATTTTTTTCAGCCATCAAAACCTCTTACTAAAGCAGATCCCATTACTAATTCATCACCTATAAATACAAAATTATCTGTTATAATATTATTTGCATCTGTTCTTTGTAATGGATACATACCTATATAATAGTTGTTACCACTTTTTGATATTTTATTTGTGGCTTCTTCTCTAGAATTAAACTTAGGCAGACTATCTAAGTATCGTTTATAATTTTCTTTAAAAGAAGTTGAGTAATTTACATTATCAAATATAAGTCTTGGATCACTATTATATGCAGTTGCAAATAAATCGTAAGCTGACATTATACCTCTTCCGTGTGTCGTAAATGTAGGCACACTACCATCAGGATTTCTTAACTCTGGAACTGTTTTCATTTGTTCTAGTATTGCATTGTTTATACTTTCTATTACATTAGCAAACTGTTCTATTCCTGTTCCGCTTGATATATTTAAGTTTTTTAGCTGTTGTAGTTTTTGATTAAATCCTAATCTTTCTAAATCATTTTCTGGAAGAGCTACATTCTCTAGTCTTGTTATAAGATTTTCTTGATCTGCTTCTGCACTATTTTCTTTGCGTTCATTAAAAGCATTAAGAACAGTAGGATCAAGTCTAACATCAGGAAATTTTATATCGTCTAGTGTAGTATCTCCAGAGTAAGGACTACCAATGCTAGAAAAAGCTGCCTGAGTTTGTGACTGACTCAATTCTCCTAAAGGACCAGTAGCTGTAATAGGTTGTTCACCTACTCTACCTAATCCAATCATGTGAGCTATCCAAGAAGCTTTATTGTTTTTTGCACTTCCTCCACGAGGTATAACATTTAAGGCTCTCTTTAATGCATCATTAAAATCTACGTCTGCTCCGTCTGCATATGCACTTGCAGCTTTGTACAGTTCTTGAAAGTCTTTAGGTGTAAGGTCATCTCTTTTTGCTACAGTATTAACAAAGGTTTTTAAACCCGGCATTTTTCCATCTTTATAAGCTCCTTGTAATGCACTCTTAGGAATATTTAAAGCACTAGCTTTATTCAAAATATCAGTTAGATCTTCTACCTCTTCGTTATAATTTTTAGTAATAGCAGCACCCATCTTGGTAGCTTTATTTTTATTGTCTGTGTAATTAGCACGAGTCCACTTTGTATTTTCTAGAATACGTGTATCAATAACATCGCCTAATCCACTAAAAAAACCTGCTCCCATTATACTGTCTCCCTACTCATTAAACCTCTTTTAGGTTTTTCTTCTGCCATTATAGGATTCTCGTCTGAACCTAAAGGAAATGGATTAAAAGGACCACCCTCTTCTGGTGGTGCAGCCTCATCTATCTTAGGTTTATTTTTTTCTATGAGGTCATCAAGTCTGTCCATTTCATCATTTCTATCACGCATTATAGGAGGAGGATCAGAAAAACCCGGATTTAAATCTTCAGTTTGATCAAAGTCAAAGTTACCTTCAGCTAAATAATCAAGTGCGTCAGTAAATAAATTGTCTTCATCTACATACTCATCCATATCGGGTACATCATCAGGTAAATCATTTAGTTGTTTTTCTATTAATGCTTCAAGATGATCTACTTCAGCTTGGTTCTGTAAGTTATTGTCTTCTTCCATTCCAGTTTTAAAATCTATTCCTGCTGCTTCTACAGTTGTAAGTAAATGTTTAAAAATAGCAGGTCGTGCAGCTTCACTACTGTCTATAGTGTGTATGCCATCTGATACTGCATCTGTAAGAATAGTATTAGTTAACGCCATAAGTGGAAACCCTAGCTGTGCTAACTTTATTGTACTTTCTATAGCCTGATCTTCATTAAGTTTAGATAAGTGGTACTTAATTACCTCATCTATTTTTGTATAGACAACAGGATTTTCCCAAGGGAATACTCTTCTATCTGTGCTTGTCCATGACATACCGGGTACAGGAGCAGTCAATATTTTTTGTCTTACTTCATCACTCATTATCTTCTTCCATTACTTGAGGTAAATCTACCATAAAAGATGCTACTTCTATAGCTTGAATTTGTGAGTCATTCACACGATATGTAGCTACATCTTGTTGTTTAGGTTTTCGTCTAGGTACGAGAGGGTTATCTTTCATCGTATACGTCCATACTATTTAATTCAGCCCATCTTAGTGCTTGAGATCTTTTTGTAGGTATTACTTTGTATGTATCAAATTGTTTTCTGTAGTCGTAGCTATTGTAAGTTGTATTCCACGACACTGCTCTTCCTGTAAACAAATGATTTCCTATTTGGAATCTGTTAGTCTTTGCTCTTTTTAATTCTTCGTTATACCAATAAGGAGGTGAAGTTAATTTGTATTTACCTTTATTAGCGTAATAATGATTAGATCCATAAGTAGGATCAGTTATTCTACCATCAAGTACCGCTATAGATATGTTTCTAGCATTTTCATAATCAGGATCATTTTTGTTTACATATACATTTTTCATGTCAGTATAATCTTGACTCACATTCCAAGCACTAAATTGTTCAGCGTCTAATAGTATGTCAGTAAGATTTTCTTCACCACCGTGTTGAGATACAAGTCTGTTTAAAGCTACATGAGCTACTGCTGCTTGTCCTAACACAGATTCACTTCTAGCTTCTGCAGCTATTGTTCTAGCTAATACATCTAAATCATTTTGTGTTACAGTAAATGTTCTACCATTACTACTTTGAATGTCCCACGTTTTTTCTTCAAGTTCTTCTTGATCTTGTACAACAGACGTATCTCCTTGTGGTACAAACTCACTTACTGTATCTGCTATTTCGTTGTAAGCTGATGGCACAGGGTTACCACCAAGTATATTATCGTCTTCTGGATCAGAGTCATCTATAATAGGATCAATTAATGTACTAGCTTTTGTACGTATATTTTCACCTTTTTTAGGTAAATTACCATGTAGTCTTTGAATAAGTGAATCAGCTACACCTGCAACGCCTCCACCTTCAGGACGAGTTAGACCTTCTGCAATAGAGTTAAGTCCTTGATAACCCCTATTAAACATCTTATTAAAGTCCATTATACTGATCCACCTGTGAGGTAGTTAATACCTGTAGCTTTACCTAGTACACCCATTAATAAATTACCAAACAATTTTCCTTTACCTATATTGTCGTACAGTTCTGCTTTTTGTTCACCACTTAGTTTTTGTATTGCAATGTTAACTGCTCTATCTGCTGCACTTTCTGATGCAGTAAAAGCAAAAGACATTAAGTCTCTTTCTCTTTGCCATATCTGATCTATAGCGTTACCAGTTAATCCATTTATAGTTCTAGCAAACTCTAAGTTAGCTGCATTTTGTGCAGCAGTATCTGCAGTAGAAACACTTTGTCTCCACTGAGCATTAGCTTGTGCTATAACTAAAGCATTCTGTGCATTAAACTGATCTCTTTGATTCTCTAGTTCAGCATTAAATCTTTGTAGTGTACTCAAGTTTTCGGCATCGAACTGAGCCATAGCGTTAGTTTGTGTTGAATTAAATTGATTAGCTTGTGATGCTAGACTTTGAAAGAACTGTTGAGTTTGATTCTCTGATGTAGCGTTAAATTGATTGGCTGCATTTATGGCAGCTTGGTCAGTAAACAAAGATTGAAGCACAGATTGTTGAGTAAACATTCCAGTTTGTTGTTCGTTACTTAGGTTCTGCATATCCATTTGCATAAAGTTTTGTGCATTCATAACTGCAGCTTGTTGTCTATTAGAAAGATTAGTCATGTCTAACTGAGACAGAGCAGCAGCTTCAGCCATTACATTAGCTTGTCTATTATTTAAATTAGAAATATTCATAGTGTTTACTGCACGACTATTCTCTAGTGCAACTTGTTGGTCTGCAGTAAAGTTCATGTTAGCTATGTCACCTATACGTGCAGAGTTCTGTACTCTTGCTTGGAATGCTTGGTCAAACTCCATGCCCATAAATGTAGCACGTTGTTGTGCTGCAAGCATAGCACGTTGTTGTCTGTTTGACAAGTTCTGTGTTTCAAATTGTGCAACTATTTGTGCATCAGCTTGAGCTATAGGTAGTGCAGCTTCCATAGCAGCCTGTACAATAGCCTGTCCAGCCATGCTAGATGCACCTAACCCACGTTGTGCCATAGCTGCTGTAGCGGCTCTCATAGCCCCTGCAGCCCACGATGGTGTAGCTCCACCCTCAAAGTCATCCATAAGTGTATTGAGTTGTCCTTGTACAGTAGCTTGAGCAGAGGGGGTTGCAGTAGCAGCTTGTACTTGTTCACTGAAAGCAGAGGCAGTAGCAGCATTTGCTGCACCACTAACAAGTTCTCCTGTTTGTATACTACGTTGTACAGGATTATTCATTAGTGTAGCTGTACCTTGAGCAGCATTTAAATCAGATACTGCTGTAGTAGTAGCTGTTTGTCCTACAGCTTGCGCTCCAGTAGATACTGTTCCTTGTGCTGCCGTCATAGCATCGGTAGCAGTTTTTACTTCAGGTGCAGCAGTAGCTGCTGTCATAATTCCTTGAGGTGTTTGAGCAACAGGTGTAGTTACTTGTGATGTAGTAGTTGATGTAGGTGTAGCAACTGAGGGTGCAGCACCTGATACAGCCCCTGTTCCTGCAGCAATAGTTTGATCTGCACCTGAAGCAATAGGTGCTACAGTAGCAGGTGTTATAACTTTAGAAGGATCACCATATACGTTAGATATAGTAGTAGCTTGATCTGTAGCTAGTTTTTGTAAAGCTTCTTGTTGTTTACGTATTCTTTCTACTTCTACAGGATCAGGAGCTACAAGTTCAGTTACAGCAGATGTAGTTGCTCCACCAGTTTGAAAACCTCTAACATTACGATTGTTTTGAGGTAAAGGAAACCTTTGTTGCATCTTGTTGGCTGTAGCAGCTTGTTGATCTACACTAAACTCAGAAAACTCAGGATTATCTTTCATTTCTTCTTTAACTTGTGGATCACTTAACTCATCAGGAGAAAAAATAAATCCACCTTTGGCTGCTTGAAAAGGTTTTCCACTTAAAAACTGCTCATAAACATTCATTCTTTCAGCTACAACAGGGTCGCTCATTAATTCTTCTACATCTATCTCAGTTAAAGGCGTATTAATATTAAACATACGTGATAATATTGTAGCTCTATTGTCTGATAAGGTTTTCATTGCCATTCGTTTTTATCCTTAATCCTTAGATGCTATACGCTCTACGTGAGTTCGTATTGCTTTTATGTTCTCATCTATTCGTGCTAAAGCTACAGCTTG